AGTGGGACGGCTTTGTCGAGCTCGCGGCGGGGCTGGTGAAAGTCGCCGAGGACAGCGGGATCGATGCGCTCCAGCGGATCTGGCGGCTGCAGGTCGCGGGACAAGCGAAGCCCGACATCGGCTATTGCATCCGACTCTGACCCGCGCGGCGCTCGCCGTCCGTTGCGCGCGAGTCGTCGCGCGCGGCTTGTTGCCGTCCCCTTGCACCCGCTAAGGCGCTGACTATGCAGATCGACTTTCTCAAATGCCACGGTTCGGGCAATGATTTCCCGCTGATCGACGCGCGCGACCTCGCGCTGTCCGAAGACGATTGGGCACGCGTCGCGGTCGCGCTCGCGGATCGCGGCGGGAGTGTGGGGGGCGACGGGATTCTGCTGCTCACCGCCGGTGATGCGACGCACGAGTTCGGGATGCGGATGTTCAATTCGGACGGCAGCGAGGCCGAGACGTGTCTCAACGGCTTGCGCTGCGTCGCGCGCGCCGGGTTCGAGGCGCTGGGGATCGACGAGGCGCGCGTGCGGCTCAAGACGTCCGACGCACACGTCTCGCGCGATCCCGATCTTGCCGCGGGCGTGGTGACGATCCGCGAGGTGGCCGGCCCGGTCGATCTCGACGTGTCGCACTGGCCGATGCACATTGGCGTCGAGCGGATCGTCGAGGCGCCGATCGCGCCGCTCGGCAGCGAGCGCGTGTTTACCGCAGTGGCGATTCCCAACCCGCATCTGGTCTGCTTCGTCGAGACGATCGACGAGGCCGAGCTCGTCGCGCTCGGCACACAATGCGAGGCGGCGCCCGACTGGCTGCCCAACCGCGCCAACGTCTCGTTCGTCGAAGTGCGCGGCGCCAATCTGCTGTTCGTGCGCACCTTCGAGCGCGGCGTCGGCCTCACCGACAGTTGCGGCAGCGCGATGGCGGCATCGACCTATGCCGCGTGCCTGACGCGGCGCTGCGGCTTCGGCACCGAGATCACGGTGCACAATCGCGGCGGGCTGGTCCGTGCCGAGGCGCGCGAGGACGGGATGGTGCGCCTCTCGGGCAATGCGACGGTCGAATGGCGCGGTTCGGCCGATATTCATCTCGCGACGCGCACAGCCGGGCCCGTCACCCTGACGACGCGCCATGACGACGAAGTCGCGGCGTGGCGCGGGGTGGTCGACGCGATCGTCTGAGATTGGGCCGGTTCGGTCGCAACCAAAGCGGGGTCGAGTCGTTATCGTGCCGTAACCAATTGGAGGTCCCTATGCGCCGTCTCGCTTCTCTTGTCCCCGCGTTCGCGCTGTTGCTTGCCGGCGTTACGCCTGCGCTCGCCCAGACCCAGGCCGAAGATCAGCGCTTCGCCCAGGCGCAGCAGCGTCTCGACACCGAGCTCGGTATCTTCCGGGCCGAGTTCGATCGCTACCAGCAAGCGCGCGCGCGTGGGTATCGCGACGTCCGCCCGGCCTATAACGACTCGCGCTATGCCGACCCGCGGTATGCCGATCCGCGCTACGACGACCGCTATGAGGCGGGCTATGACCCGACGCGCTATTATCGCGCCGATCCGACGCGCTATCAGGAGCGTGTGCTGAGCAGCGACGACCGCATCTATCGCGGCAGCGACGACCGCTATTACTGCAAGCGCAACGACGGCACGACGGGCCTGATCGTCGGCGCGGTCGGTGGCGGTGCGCTCGGCAACGTGATTGCAGGCGGCCATTCGCGCGGCGTCGGCACGATCCTCGGCGCGATTGCCGGTGGCGTGCTCGGCAAGAGCGTCGACCAGAATAACAGCGAGGTCCGCTGCCGCTAACGCGAACCAAAGCGGTACAAACCGCTTGACATCGTCGCGCTGTTTTGGTACATAACAGGAACGATGCAGAATTGCGACCTTGAGGGGCCGGGGCGGAAACGCCTGCGGCCCCTTTTGTTTGGCGCTGCGGCAGCGATGGGAGAGCGCGATGACGGGGGAGGCGACCGGTAAGGACGCTGAGGCGCTGGGTACGGATACGCTCGGCACGCTTGCAACCACGGGCAAGCCGTGCCGTGCGTACACGACGCGCGATGACGGATGGACCATCGCCAGGCGCGTGGCGTTCCTGGATCATCTCGCTGCGACCTGTAATATCGCGCAATCGGCCAAGGCGGTCGGCAGTTCGGCGAGCGGAGTGTATGCGCTGCGCCGCCGCGACGCCGCCTTCGCCGAACAGTGGCGCGAGGCGATCGACCTCGGATACGAGCTGCTCGAGACCAAAGTGCTCGCTTTCGCGCTCGGGCAGCGCGACGACGGATCGATGATCGGTGACCCGGACGCGGTCGCGGCGGCGCCCATCGATCCGGATGCGGCGCTCAAGCTGGTGCGCCAGCATCAGGCGATGCGTGCCGCGGACACGCCGCACAACGCGCGGCGCCGCACCCCCTTCGCCTTCAAGCATACGACGATCGAGGAAGTCCGCGATGCCTTGCTCGCCAAGCTTGCGGCGCGCGCCCGGCGGCGCGCGCGGAGTGGCCTGGCATGACGCGGGCAAAGCGCAGGCGCGCAGATGCCGGCCCCGATCTCGACGCGCTGCTCGATCAGCTCGCCGCGCTCGACCGTGCCGACCAGATTTCCATCCTCGACCGCATGAGCCGCCCGCAATTGCGCACGCTCAACAATGCGTGGCGCTATTGGGCGCATCCCGGGCAGCTCGCGCCGCCGGGTGCGTGGCGCGTCTGGCTGATCCGCGCAGGGCGCGGCTTCGGCAAGACGCGTGCCGGGGCCGAATGGGTCAGCGCGATGGCGCGCGCGCATCCCACGGCGCGGATCGCGCTCGTCGGCGCAACCGAGGAGGATGTGCGGCGCGTGATGATCGAGGGCGAGGCGGGGTTGCTCAGCGTCGCGCATGGTGGCGAGCGGACCGCCTATCGCCGCGCCGATGGCGTCGTCGAATTCGAGTCGGGGGCGGTCGCGGCGGTGTTCTCGGCGGCGGCGCCCGAGAAATTGCGCGGACCCGAGCATCAGATCGCCTGGTGCGACGAGCTCGCCAAATGGCGCTACGGCGATGCGGCGTGGGACAATCTGATGCTCGGGATGCGGCAGGGCGCCGATCCGCGCGTCGTGGTGACGACGACGCCGCGCCCCGTCCCGCTGCTGCAGCGCGTGATGGCGGCGGCGGGGACGGTCGAGACGCGGGGCAGCAGCCATGACAACCCGCATCTGCCCGATGCCTTTCTCGCGGCGATCGAGGCGCAATACGGCGGGACGCGGCTCGGGCGGCAGGAGATTGCGGGCGAACTGATCGAGGACCTCGACGGTGCGCTGTGGACGCGCGCGATGCTCGACGATTGCCGGGTCGATGCCGCGCCCGAGAGTGTGCGCGTCGTGGTCGCGGTCGATCCGCCGGCGGGGAGTGCCGATGGGACCGGCGACGCTTGCGGGATCGTGGCGGTCGCGCTCGGGCGCGACGGGCGCGGCTATGTCCTCGAGGATGCGAGCGTTGCGGGGCTTTCGCCCGAGGGGTGGGCGCGCGCGGTGGTGGCGTGTGCGGCGCGGCACGGCGCCGACCGCGTGATCGCCGAGAAGAATCAGGGCGGGCAGATGGTGGCGAGCGTGCTGTTCGCCGCCGATGCCGCGCTGCCGCTCGCGCTGGTCCATGCCAAGCTCGGCAAGGGCGCGCGGGCCGAGCCGGTCGCGACGCTCTACGAACGCGGCAAGGTGGCGCATGTCGGGGTGTTTGCCGAGCTCGAGGCCGAATTGTGCGGGCTGGTGGTCGGCGGGGCGTATCGCGGGCCGGGGCGATCGCCCGATCGCGCGGATGCCCTGGTGTGGGCGCTGACCGAGCTGATGATCGTCAAGCGCAAGGCGGCGCGGGTGCGGCCGTGGTGAGTCGGCGGCGTGCGGCCTCCGCACTGCGGGGCGGTGGGCGCGCTCCATGCTTAAGGGGCCTCGAGGCCGGCGGCGGGACGGCAAAACGCAGCCTGCCGCAGCCGCACGATCAGCCGATCGGGAGCATGGGTATGTGGCCTGGCGCGCTCGGTGCCTTTCGTTTCGTGGGTTCTGGGCTTATGGCCCGGCGGCTCGGCCAGGCTTGGCCCGAGCATGAAGGAGCGCAGCGATGGTGCCGCGGGAAATGATCGACAGCGCGCAAATCCCCGGTGGGGACGTGATGACGCTCTATGCGCGCGGCGCGGACTTCATGATCGTGGTCGATCGCAACGAATTGATGAGCACGCGGATGAACGGCTCCGAAGAGGCGCTGGGAACGCTCGCCTGCGCGCGCATCGCCAAGGTCGCCGCGCCGCGCGTGCTGATCGGCGGGTACGGCATGGGCTTCACGCTGCGCGCGGTGCTCGGGCAGGTCGGACCGAAGGCCGAGGTGACGGTCGCCGAGCTGGTGCCCGAGATCCTCGCCTGGGCACGCGGGCCGATGGCGGCGGTGACCGACGGCTGCCTCGACGATCCGCGCACGCGCGTGTTCGAGGGCGATGTCGCCGCCGCGATCGCGGCGGGCGCGAGCGAGGGGGCGGCGGGCTATGATGCGATCCTGCTCGATGTCGACAACGGACCCGACGGGCTGGTGCGCGCGGAGAACAACCGGCTGTATGCGCCGCGCGGGCTGAAGATCACGCGCGAGGCGCTGCGGCCGGGGGGTGTGCTCGCGGTGTGGTCGGCCGGGCCCGATCCGCGCTTCGTCACGCGGTTGAAGGGGGCTGGGTTCCATGTCGAGGAAGTCGTCGTCAAGGCGCGGCAGAACGGCAAGGGGCCGCGCCACGTGATCTGGTTCGCGACGCGGGGGTAGCCGCGCGACCTTTGACCGGAGGTTTTGAGTAGGCGCGGGCCCTCCCCCAACCCCTCCCGCAAGCGGGAGGGGAGCAAGAAGGCGCCCCTCGCGCAGGCGGGCGGGCGAAGAAACAGGAGATCAGCATGAAATTGTTCGGTCGCAAGGCCGGGCGCGATGAGTCGCGTCCGGTGCTCGAGGCGCGTCGCAGTTCGCGCTTCGTTGAAGGCGCGGGCGCGATTCCGGCGAGTTACCAGGAACAGGTGCGCGCGCTGTATCTGCGCAACGCGGTCGCGCAGCGGTCGGTGCGGATGATCGCCGATGCGCTCGGCGAGGCGCCGCTCGACGGGACGCCCGAGTTGGTGCGGCTGGTGCAGGCGCGCTCGGCCGGGCAAGCGCTGACTGCGACGCTCGCCGCGCAGTTGCTGCTCCACGGAAATGCCTATGTCCAACTGCTGACCGACGCGCAGGGGCGGCTGGTCGAGCTGTTCGCGCTAAGGCCCGAGCGCGTCACGGTCGAGGCCGATGCCGGGGGCTGGCCGGTCGCGTATCGCTACGGCGTGGGCACGCAATCGGTGCGGCTGGTCGCCCACGATCCGCGGCCGCAGATCGTCCATATCAAGGCGTTCCATCCACTCGACGATCATTACGGGCTCGGCTGTCTCGGCGCGGCGGCGGGCGCGATCGCGCTGCACAATGCCGCGGCGGCATGGAACACCGCGCTGCTCGACAATGCCGCGCGGCCATCGGGGGCGCTGGTCTATGATCCGGGCGACGGATCGGCGCTGTCGGGCGAGCAGTTCGCGCGGTTGCGCGACGAGCTCGATGCGAGCTTTGCCGGCGCGCGCAATGCCGGGCGGCCGATGCTGCTCGAAGGCGGGTTGAAATGGCAGGCGCTGAGCCTGACGCCGGCCGATCTCGATTTTGCCGAGATGAAGGCGGCGGCGGCGCGCGAGATCGCGTGCGGCTTCGGCGTGCCGCCGATGCTGCTCGGGCTGCCGGGCGATGCGACCTATGCCAATTACAAGGAAGCCAACCGCGCCTTGTGGCGCCAGGCGATCCTGCCGCTGGCCGGGACGATCCTCGCCGGGGTCGCGCAAGGCGTCGAGCGCTGGTTCGCGGGGGCGACGCTTAGCGTGGCGCTCGACCGCGTGCCCGCGCTTGCCGAGGATCGCGAACGGCTGTGGGCGCAAGTGAGCGCGGCGCCGTTCCTGACGCGCGACGAACAGCGCGCGATGGTCGGGCTCGCAAACCCGCTCCCTCCGGGAGAGGGCGAAGCGCAGCGCGGAGCGACGGTGGGGTGAGGGTGCGACTCGCGCGCTGACCTTCGATCCCTGACCTTTGCCCGCACCCTTCCCACGCCTTTGGCGCGGGCCTCTTCCCGCTCCCGATGGGAGAGGGCGTTTCGAAAGGATTCTTTATGGCACTCGCAGAGGGTACGCTGCTGGCGCAATTGCTGGCGCAGGGCGCGCAGGAAGGCGCCGATCTGGCGACGCTGCGCGCGATCGCCGAGGAAGGCGGCGAGCTGGCGGCGGCGCGCGCGCTGGCGCGGCTTGGGCTCGATGACCCCGATGCCGCCAAGGACATGGCCGAATTGCGCGCGCTGCTCGGCGCGTGGCGCGATGCCAAGCGCTCGGTGTGGAAGGCGGTGGTCGGCTGGGTGGTGCGGATCGCGGCGGCGCTGTTGCTGACCGGGCTCGCGGTCAAGTTCGGGTTCTGGGACCTAGTCAAGTGAGCGACCGCGTGCGCTTTGCCGGCTACGCCGCGATCTTCGATACGGTCGATCGCGGGGGTGACGTGATCCGCGCGGGGGCGTTTGCCGGGGTGAGCGCGGGCGTGCCGTTGCTGTGGCAGCATCGCGGCGTCCCGGTCGGGGCGATCGAGCGGATCGCGGCCGATGCGCGTGGGCTGCGCGTGGTCGCGCGAGTCGACGATCCGCGGCTTGCGGGGCTGGTGCGCAGCGGGGCGGTGGCGGGGCTGTCGATCGGCTATCGCGCGCGCGGCGTGCGGCCGCGGCTGGGCGGGAGGCGGGTGCGCGAGCTGACCGCGCTCGAGCTGGTCGAGGTCAGCCTGGTTGCATCGCCGATGCACCCCGCCGCGCGAGTGCATCGCGTCGCCGATGCTGCTACGCCGATGCATCCCGACGCGGTTCCCGATCCCGGGCGGCGGCGCGCGGAGCGAAGGAACGATCATGGCTGAAGGCACCATCAAGCGACTGACCGACAAGGGCTTCGGCTTCATCGCCGACGCATCGGGCACCGACATGTTCTT